CCGGCCCACGTCCGGCCAATCCGCGTTATTCGCGATCTTGCGCAGGGTGATCATGTCGTCCGTGTCGAACGTTCCCGCTTCCACATCCATTGCCGAGGCGCCATAGGGATCAGCTTTCACAACGCTGAGGACATCCAGCCACACGTCGAGCGCGAGCTGTTCGGCCATCAGTTGCAAATGCTGCTCCGGTTTGAAGTACGGCTGCCGACGCAACGTCTCTGACGTGAAATTCATCGGCTTGTACTTCCGTTTGTTAACCGTGATTTCCCGTGAACCCACCGTTGTATCGTGATCGAATTCGTAGCCGGTGGCAGCAACGAAATTCTTCGACGTGGTTGTATCCAGGTCGTAAAACGGAACCGTCACTTTGTCGGTTCCTTCGAGCGGGACGTTAGTGAACTTGGTCGTGAACACGTTCAACATGACGAGCCGGCGCTGGAACGCCCTCATCATGTCCGAGAGAATGACATTCCGCTTCAGGGTTGGGTCCACCGTGTTTGCGTTGAGGATCGTGTCGATTTTTTTGCGGTTCTTGTGAATCTCGACCGCGATTGCCATTGCGTTGGCAGAAAGAACTTTCGGTTCAACCGAGTTGCCTTCCAACCAGGTCGCCAAAGGCTGACGCAGGCTGATGATGCCCCTCGCAATGTCCTGCGGCGCTTCCGCAGTGATGACCAGGTCCAACGGTTCCGTTCCAGGCCGGCGCTGCGGCATGGCTTGCAGGTCCACCAGCACCGTTTCATCGGCGATTGCGCGCGTGACCCATTTGTCCCGCTGGGCGCCGGGAATGCGATCCTGACTGACGCATTCGTCAACCGTTCGCTCGATGCGTTGCTTGCGCTCCATCTCCAGGTGCGCCGTCACGCGATTAAGTTCGCCTTGCATACTGGCGATTGCGGGGTCCCGCTCCTGGCGCCGTTCGCGCCACACGGGAAAAGGAGGCGCGTCTTGCGGGTCTTCATCACCTCCGATAGCATCCGTCGGGTCGTCGGATTCCGATGACGATGCGCCGGCTCCCACCTCGACTTTAGCCTTCTTCTTGGGTGCCTTGGCTTTCGCTTCTGCCTCGACCAACAGCGCCTTCAAGTCTTCATCCGATGCGCTGTCCTCGAATGTAACGCCAAGCTTTTTGAGCCGGGCGATGAGTTTTGTGCGATCCATAGTGTGTTCCTCCTCATTGGTTTTGTTGCTGGCACTAGCACCCTGTAGCTGTTTCGGCAATCTCGCAAATTTGGAGAAGTCGAAACTAGCCTGGAAACTGATTTCTTCTTTGACCCTGTCGGCGAACCCGGCCTCTTTGGCTTCCTCACCGGTGTACCACGTTTCAGCCTGCATCCATTCTTTGATCTTTTCCGGTTTGGCTTTCGTCTTTCGCTCATACACCGTCACGATTGCATCCCGATGAGTGTCGAGCATGTCGGCGGCCTGTCGCATATCGTCGGCGCTGCCCTGCACCACGCCCCAAGGATCATGAATCATGAACAGCGCATTGCTCGGAATCTCAAGAGTCTTGCCGGCCAAGGCAATTACTGAAGCGATGCTGGCTGCCACGCCATCTACCGTCACTGTGACGTAAGGCCGCCGTTCCGCGAGAAGATTGTAAATCGCCATTCCATCGTGAACGTTGCCGCCAGGAGAATTGATTCTAACGAGGATGTGCGTATCCCTTGGAATCTTTTTCAATTCATCCGCAAATGCCTTGGCTTCGACGCCCTCGCCCGTCCACCAATCCTTGCCGATCTGGTCGTAGATGAGAATTTCAATCACATCCGACTCAGCAAGGTTGCGCACCTTGAACCAGCCGTGCCCTGACTTGGCGCCGGCGAAACATATCAAACGTAGAATTGGTTTCATGCGAGTGCTCCTTCGGTTGGCTGGGTTTGTTGCTGCTGCGTTTGTTTGATGGCTTCAAGCGCAGCGCCGATTAGTTCGCCAGTTGACAAGCCAAATTCCTGCTCTACTTCGCGTGCCGCTGCCCGCTCAACTCCGCGTTGCCGCAGGACTTCCCGCCAATCATTCCCAAGTTCAGCGCAAATCTCTTCAAGGGTCCGCCAGCCTGCTTCATATTCCGCAATGAGCGCGGTGGCGTTCCGGCCCACATCGACGTTGACGCTGCGAGGCGGCCGCACCGTGACCTTGCGCCAATCGGCTGGCGGATCCGCCAGTTCCAACACATTTTGCACTGCCCACCCCATCACCCACTGCCAAATCTCGGTGAACTTGTAAGCCAACACCGCGGACCGGCTTCGGAAGAACGTTGCAGCCACATCCAGATCGGCGCGCGTGACGGTTCCCTGCATTGACCACGGATAAACCAGCAGCTTTGAGATACCGAATCCGGCGCAAACTTTGGATTCGATCCGATCCCAATAATCCTGCGTCACAATGGACGGCCGGGCGCTGGCGTGCTGAGCGTAATCGTCACCGTTGCGCAGCACCTTTACCCGACCGCGAAATACATCTTCGTAATACTGACTGCGCTCTTTGGCCGAACCGCCTGATGTTCCCTGAGTGGCCGAATCGTTCAGGAACCGCACCCGGCGAAAATCTTCAGCAGACAACTCTCCTGATTTTGTTTTGATCACTGAGGTTGTCTGTGCCGCTTCTTTCGCGGCATCCATTTCGAGCATTTGCAGATCATCAAGATCATGCAAATCATTCAGCACGGGATACAGGAGCGGCAAGTAGCGCAGCATGCCGGGCCGGGACGGTTCCCCGACATGCACTATTTGATCCGACGGCACACCTTTGAAATTTTCCTCGATGGCGCCATCGCCCTGATCCACCCAATAGATTGCGGGCCGCCCACGCTCATCCACCTGGATACCATCGATAATCTTGGGGTCGCCGTACATTCCGGCTGGTGTTTTCACCCGATGCGTTTCGACAAGCTGGATTCGAGGATAGCTTTGTTGCTTCGGACGAGGCTTGCCGTAGGTCTTGACGATAAAAACTTCACCATCAATCGCCCAGGAACGGGCGCACAAACTTTGCACGGTGCCGAATGTTTGCAGGCTGGATAAATCGCAGTATTTTGACCAGCCTTCCCACCACACCGCTGCACGGGCATTCCATTCCTGATCCGAGGACGCTGGGATAAATTTCAAACCGCATGGGCCGACCGTGTATTGTTCGAACAAATCCGCGAGGCGGTTGACGAGTGCTGAATTGCGTTCGAAGTAACGGGCCTTGCGCACAATTTCGAGCCGGGTCATTTGGTCCGCGTCGAAACGGGCATCCTGCACCCAGCCCGGCAACGTTGACCGCCGCGGCGACCAGCGTTGGCCAGCTTCGTATCGCGCCAGCACCAAGTCCGGCCGCAATAGGGATGTGATCACAAGCCGCAAACGGTCGCGCAGTTTCACGCCTCCACCTCCTCGCGCTCGGTCCGAATACCACTGAAATCGTGGGTTACGGATCTGACGGGCCGCAGCTTATCCATGATTTCATCGTGGATTTGCTGATCCGTTGGGTTATCAATATCATCGTCATTGATCAGCTTGGATTTGGCCTCGTCATAGCGGTCCATCAACTCTGATACGAGTTCGGCTGCATCAACAGCAGTGAATCCGGACGGGATTTCGAACGTGTTCGTGTGACCGTTGCCGGCGGTTGAGATGAGGACTTTGCCGCCGCTAGTGTTTTCGATGCGGGCAACGGCTGCCGCCATTAGGGTGTTGTAAAGAGTATCCCCTGCGTCCTGCGAGTTCTTGAGCAGCACTCGGACGAACAAACGCTTCAACGAAGTTGTGACTTCTGACATTGCCGAAGCTATATGCTTCGGCTTTTAGACTTGCAATCCTTAAATCATAGCTTGAATTCCTGGTCAATCGCATCATCAACGCTGGCCAAATTCCTCACCGCCTGGTTGTAATACGCCGGCTTCAGTTCCACCCCAATTCCTTTTCGGCCATTGACCACGGCCCCGTAAACTTCGCTGCCAACGCCCATGAATGGTGTAAACACAATTTCACCCGGGTTCGACCAGAGAACACAGGCACGCTCGATTACATCGAGTTGAAGCGGGCAAATATGCTTCTCGTCATCGGCTTCCCTGGCTTCCCGAAAGTTTAAGGTATTGGTTTGCCGAATATCCATCCATACCGGGCTGGCGTATCGCCGCCAGATGTTGTGACTTCTGGAGACGCCTTCACCTTTCGGATCGTGTTGACCGCAATACGTCGAAAGTCCCTCTGGATGCGTGATCGGGATCATGTTTTCGCCAGGTGCTCGGAACGCAACCAAATAATCAGGCAATCCGGAACGACATCGGGAGCTATCCTTCATTAGTTGCTTGTGCATCAGACCCAGCGCCTTGGTTCGGGTAGCTTCAACAAGAGGGTCCTTCCAGATGCAGTGCCGCGAATGATAGACGAAACCATGCTTCTGAAACAGCCGAATGATGTCACCAGGAAAATCCTTTAACCCGATATAACCGTCCCGTTCTTTCATGGCCGGGATATCGATGCAATGCACCGCAACGATTCGGCCCGGCTTCATCACTCGCGCCAGTTCAATCACCGCAAATCCGAAATGCAGGAAGAATTGATCGTAGTTCTTTGAGTTGCCCATGTCTTCATTCGAGTCCGAATATGAATAGAGGTCAGCGAACGGCGGCGAGAAGATGCTGAAATCAATCTTCCCATCCGGCATGTCGCGCATCACCGTAACGCAATCACCATTGTAAAGCGCATATCTCGGTTTGATGATTTGGTCTATTACAGCCATTTGGGGATCTCCTGTTGTCGGGTTGCCTTCTCGCGTTTTTCAACTTGGAGTTCAGAATTTATCAACTCCACCAGCCTCGCGAACATCGCATCGGCTTGTTCCGATTTGCGCTTCATGTTTGCCAGCACACCGGCCTCGCCCTCGGAAGCGATTACATCAACGTGGACCGGATTCTTCTGACCGAACCTCCAGCATCTCCTGATGGCCTGATACCATTGTTCAAATGAGTGCGACGGGAAAAAGGTTTGATGCGAACAAAACTGAAGGTTCAGACCAAATCCAAGCATCGAAGGTTTGCTGATTAAGCGGCGGGTTCCGGGAGACTGAATGAACCATTCAATAATTTCTTCCTTTTCATCATCGCTGTCGGCCCCTGCAATTTGGCGAGATTCAGGGATCAGCTTTTCAAGCAAATCACCTTCAGGATTAAGATGACACCAGACAACGGAAGTTTGGTGGGCGGCTGCCAATCTCGCTGCCATTTCGCATCTCTGGTCTATCGTCCGCCGACGATCTTGGCGTTGCTCATCCAAGGTCACTGCTGGCATATCAAACAGAAATCCATCCAGAGGTTTCGCTGCCGAAACGATATGTTCAGTCGTAATTAATGGCGGCAAAATGTAATCATCATCAGGAAAGCCCATGTCGGATGGTTTGCGAATTGCCCGCGCCCAAGTGCAAACCCATTGCCAAAACTTATGCCTTGCGTGCCCCTTCAACGTCCATTTCTGAGTGTCACCTCCATCGTGCGTGAAATAGGTAGCCAGCATTTCCACCCGCCGCAATTCGCTCAATGCCTCGCTGGATGTTCCGAGTTCCAGATAGTCATTCGGAGCAGCCGTGGCCGTGCAAAGCAGCCGGAAGCGGACCTGCTGCATGAAAGCAGTTATCTCGGCGCGCAACTTCCCGGCAAAGTTTTTCAGAATGCTGGACTCGTCACAGACAACGCCACCAAACTTGTTCGGGTCGAATTTGTGAAGTTGCTGGTAATTGGTGATCGTGATCCGGCTGGCAATCTTTCCGGCGCGCGACTGCGCCGCCTCAATCCCGAACTTGTTTGCCTCTCGAACCGTCTGCGCACCGACCGCTAAAGGCGTCAGAATCAGCACCGGCTTGCAGGTTTTCTCGACCACGTTCTGCGCCCAAACCAATTGCATTGGACTTTTTCCAAGCCCGCAGTCAGCAAAAATGGCAGCGCGCCCCCGTTGAATAGCCCACGTAGTCAGCGCCCGTTGAAACGGGAAAAGAAAATCCGGCATCCAAAGCGGTTCGAAGCCGCAACCTTGGCTCAGATGCGTTTTCCGATCCAGGAACGCCGCATAATCAGAGTCCGGTTTCGTATTTTGAGTGTTCATGGCCGACTATCTCTAAGTCGATATTTTCCAACCGTTGAGGGTTCTTTGCCAGGTTGCACACCTGGATTATGAATGATAGTTTGCCCGGTTGCCGGGCCGAATAAATCGCGTTTTTGGAAGCTCGCTGGCTGGTCTGCAATATCTCAATCCCGCCCGGAATTATTGATGCGGACAACACCGAGTTGACCGGCGTGATCACTACCTGGTTGCGGCCGAGGAAAATGATGTTCTTATTGGTTACCACCAGCCTGCCGGTATCGACTTGTTTCCACTCAAGTTCGCTTTCGGATTTGCCAACAGCGCCTCCAGCGAATATTCCGCCGCACAAACGCCCGCCGATTCCTATCGTCGCATGGCGCCGCACCGGTCGCGGCAACTGATATGCGGCCGGTTCCGAGTAAAACGCGGTCTCCCCTTTCATCAGCATCAACCCGGAAGCTACAGACGGAAGCCGCTGTTCCCTTTGAACAGTTTGGATATACTCAAGTTCTTCTCGCTGATCGCGCAATTTGTCGATCCGGGCGCTGGCCACAGCATAGATTGCGGACGCGAAGACGCAGATAATTATCGAACACCAAAACAGGAAAAGGTAGAGGTCCATAAAAAAACATCAAATTGCGACGGGAGCTTTGATTGCCGGGTGCGGATCGTAACCGATAAGAGAAAAGCCATTGGGTTGCAGAGAACTGGTCGCCCAATCCAAGCTTTGCCGAAAATGTTTCAGGTCTATGAAATTCGGGAGCAAAACCGAAGGCAGCGATCTGGGTTCCCGGTCCAGTTGGACTTTGACCTGCTCAAAATGATTCTTGTAAATATGAAGGTCGCCAAAGGAAATCACCAGTTCGCCCGGCTCCAACCCCGTAGCCCGCGCCAGCACCATGTCGAGCAACGCATAGCTCGCAATGTTAAACGGCAAACCCAGGAAGGAATCAATGCTTCGGGCATACAAATGCAAATTCAATTCGCGACGGGTGCTGACATGGCATTGCCAGAGCGTGTGACATGGCGGAAGTTTCATGAACGGAACATCTGCCGGATTCCACGCGTTTACAATATGACGCCGGCTGAATGGGTTGGAACGCAGATCGTTTACCAGGAGTTCGAGTTGATCGATGGTTCCACCGGTCCGGTAATCTGGCCAGGAGCGCCACTGCTTTCCATAGACTGGGCCAAGGTCTCCATTTTCATCGGCCCACTCATCCCAAATCGAAACACCGTTCTCCTTGAGAAACCTAATGTTGGTATCACCGCGAAGGAACCAAAGCAATTCGACCAATATCGATTTGAAATGCACTTTCTTTGTGGTGAGCAACGGGAACCCATCGCGCAAATGGTGCCGCCATTGATAGCCAAAGATGCCGCGCGTTCCGACACCGGTGCGGTCCGAGCGTTCTTCACCGCGAGTCATTACATCTGACAATAATTTGAGATAACTTTTCATTTTCATCCTTTGATTAACCCAGCCATTTCAATCATCAAGGCGATGATCTTTTCACAGTACAGCAAATCGTTGCGGCTTTTCACCTTCACCCATTCTTTAACGGTTTCGTTTGTGCGCGGCAGTTTCCGTTCCCGCAACTCCTCACTTTCCATATGTTCCTTGTAATCATCGCTGACATCGCCCGGCACATCCCACTTGGAACCTTTGGCGCCGCGCAACCAGTGCAACCGCTCCGACACGCCGAACTTTGAGTACAACCAGAACAATGGTTCCTCGGCTGGGTTTTCCCGCGTCGGTCCCATGTTCAGCATTGCGTAGAGCGGCTTCTCTGGTGAGAAAATTCGATAGACCGTCATCACCTGCCGCGTGATTGGGTCCCGAATATGATGCGCAAAATGCGCCTCGCCGCTTCCCTTGACCGCGTTAAACCCGTGCTTGAGACAAAACTGATACACCGCAGTCGTATCATCACCCGAATCAACCGCGACACAGCTTGGCCGTAGCCCGTGCCGGAACATTGCGTCCGCCGCATCTTCATCGGTTAGGCATTTCCCTTCCCATACCAGAAGCGAATTACATTGCGAATCCACGTCGCGAATGACTCCCCACCAATGGGGAAACTCGTTCTTCGCAAGGTGCCCCTGCTGCCGGTCCAGCACCCCGAACCTGGCCACCCGGTTTAACAGTCCATCCCGGTTTTTCTTCAAGCCCATGTTGACCGCAACAGTGCCCAGCACTGGCCTGTCTTCATCCATGTCCACAAAGCGACACTCACGAGCCATGAGATATTCCCACCAAGGTTCGGGGTCGCCCATCCGCATCGCCCGTAGCGCCGCATGCTTCTGCTTTATCAGTTCCAACCAAGGATAAGAATCCACCGAGACAGCTTCGAGCGTGAAGCTTTCTTCCGACAGCTTGGCTCCTAGATTGTGCGGGGAACTGTAGTGGCCGCCCAGCGACATCTTGCGCCGAAGATAACGGTCATCTTTCATCTGGTGCCCGCATGAAAATTGATACCGGATCGTCGGCTCCAACTTGTTGTAATCATACTGGCCATCGCCAAGCCGGCAACCTTCAGCATCATAACGCAACCCGCCGAGACTTGGTTTCTTCGGGTCCCACTGCGTGCGCATGACGTGGAACTGGCCGCAGCCAGGGCACGGCACTTCCCAATGTCGCTGGGTCCCTAGTTGAAAGGCCGTATGCAATTGCGAGTTCACCCGGCCCGCGTTGCTGAT